ACTTCCCGTCTGGAGAGTTCTTGTACAGATTCCAAAGGTATTGATTGAATTTCATGGTTATAATTGTGTTTTGACAGACAATATATTTTCTACGATGAACATCTTCCTAATTTTCCCTTTGTGAAGTTTTATGTCATCATATTTTGGATTTTCGCTTCGTAGGATAATATAGTTTTCTTCATCTGGCTCATAACGGCGAATATATTTTATCATACGATATTCATCCAACAGTATGAGGTACATTTGTCCATAGAATATATCCTCCAAATTATGAATCTCGCGGATAACAACCATATTCCCATCAAAAATGCGTGGCTCCATACTGTCTCCATTTGCTCGTATGATTTTGGAATCCTTACTGATATTTGGCAGGTTTACAGAGCCGATAATGTTTTCTTGCGTGAAATAAATATCCCGTTGGTCTGTTCCACAAGTTGCATCAATATCATAGACAAGAGTGCCGGAATAATCACCTTCCTTTATATCGTTTTGGGAAATGGATGATTCTATTTTTTTATTATCAACTTTTTTCAGCATTTCGCCATGCTCTTTAATAAGCCAATCAACATTAAAAATACCTCCAAAAGCATTATTGAAGCGTGCAATAAAATTTGGTGTAAGATATTTCTCGTTTCCATTAAATGCACGAGAGATATTTTCTTTCTTTACGCCCATAACATCAGCAACATCTTGTTGGGTGTGTACAGTACCGTTACTACGCAAAAATTCATACGCTTTTTTTATTCGTTCTTTTGCTTCCATATCAACTTTTATTAGTATATTTGTAGCTGTAACAAGTACGAGGTGTTACAGGAACAAGTTGGTTAAACATTCCTCCGAGGAGGTTTAATATATGCACCCATGATAGCTCGTACCTATTGTGGGTGTTTTTACTATGGTTATTGTTCTTTTATGTTTAAAGTTCTGCTATTACTCTTGTTTATACTTATATGCGTGACTGTGATACTTGTTTGGACAAAAGTATTACTCCCATTGCTTGGCATGGATAAGTATTCTATGTTTTCTAAGGATTCAAAGAGTACTAATGATTCTAAAGACTCTAAGACTTCTATGTCGTCTTATGATGATTTAAAGATTTTGTGTATCAAACCTATGCATCATCAAGAACCTCAAGGACCTAGGAATCCTTTTGAAGAGTCGGATAAAATCATCGACCACGCAAAAGAATCATACCTTGAAATTTTGAAGGAAGAGAAGAGCACTGTCAGAGAAAGAGGTAACTTTCTCCAGTCTAATCCTTAGTTTCCCTTTGAATGTATCATCGAACAATCTGTCTCCATAACGTTTTTCAAGCTCTCTTAACTGGTTAATAATATAATCCACATCTTTCTTATTTTTAGTTTTTTCTGTTGTATCAAGCATCATGTAAATAGACTGTCTTATATCGTCAATTTTACTCAATTCGGTTGCTAAATGCAACAAACGCATTTCCATGTACATCATGGTTTTAGCAGTATGAATTACATGATTGTCGCTTATCTCCTTCAATTTTTCATCTATCTCATTTTTAAGCTCCTTTCTCAGGCCAAACATATTAAATGCAAAAAGGACGGAGATAATCGCCACTATTAAAGAAAGCATGGTCATTATAGTATCCAGCAAAGTCCATGTTATAGGTTCATATTTACATAGCCATAGCATTATAGATATAAAACTTGTCACTATTGAGGCTATACCTAATCCTAACGCCCAATTATCTTTCTTCATATAATAATGTATTAAGAAACTTAATAGTTAAACAATGTTTATATACTAAATAAAGTTGACATTTTATTTTAAATATCAACTAAAGTTAGTATATTTGCATATCGAAACTAAGATACGAAACAAATATACGAAATAATAATAGTAAAACCAACTAACCCTCACACGATTATGAGTACAAAAATCAAGAACCAATTAAAAGAAGTCATGCTGATGGCTTGGACTTTCGTAAAGAGAAACGGTTTCTCTATGAGTGAAGCAATGAAATGCGCCTGGGCAAACATGAAGCTGAAAGCTGCAATGAAGCAAAGAATTGTAAAGTTCTACTTCAAAAAGGTAGATGGCAGCGTCAGAGAGGCTTATGGCACACTGAAAGAAAACCTGATACCTGCAACATCAGGTGACAACAGAAAAAAGAACGATACGGTACAGGTTTACTTCGATACTGAGAGACAAGAATACAGATGCTTCAAAAAAGCTAACCTTTTAAATATCGCATGACTATGACACGCCACGAAATCGAAGAAGAGCTTGACGGGCTGTACAAAGACCTGAAATTCGCCTACAACGCAGATGAAGAGACTTTATGCAGGGCTTTCAATGCTGACAGCAAGCAAGAATACATCAAAGCACTTACTGAAGAGGTGGACAAATACGAAGCCCTTCTTGAAGAATACAATCTGCCTGAAGATGATGGCATGGACTACATCAACCTTCAGTTATCACAAGGCTTGCCTGTGATACGTTGGTAACTCACCTACCCTGCTGACGGACTGAACGGCAACCGATAGCGAGAATCGGGCAGGGTTCTACTTGATTGGTTCTTTGACATGATGGAAATTTAGGCTTACCGTTAAGCCTGACGTGAAACGGACGACTGAGTAGCGATAACGGCTGTGTGAAAAGAGTATGAGTAAAGGGCTGCACTAAGCAAACGCAGCATACGAATCACACAGATAACAAAAAGACACTTATACGATTGCAGGTGGCCGTAGGCCGGCTACAAAGACAATCTTCACTGATTAGACACCAGCATGAACTATATATACCCGTGGCTTACCAGACCTTTGATAAGCAGTAAGGCAACCACCGGAACGCCCACGGGAACGATATTTAATCACACGGTTATGAAAATACTACTTTTTCTCTGTGCATTGTCCGTTCTGGTAATGCACTTCAATCAAGACCTGTCTGCTATGTACTGGATAGGATTTGTCGGGTTTATAATCACTGGTTTTTCAATCGCAAACAGACTGGACAATGAACGAGCTGCAAGAAACAATAAAAAGCATCTGTGATGAATTTGCGGACATCAGTGCCATTCTGGCGGCACGCTCAAGGGAACTGGACAGACGGGAGCTGTTCGACAAGGAGATAGAAACCGAAATCAATAACATTAAAAAGAATAGACATGAAAACAAATGAGGAATTACAGGGTATGACGCATGATGAACTCGTGGCATACACACAGAATCTGCAACGCGAATCAGAGGAATACAAAAAATCAATGCTGTATTATTCGGAAGAAAAGAAAAAGATTGAATCGAAGTTTGACAACTTCAAGAACTTGGTCAAATCGTTAGTTGTCTTAGTCGATTAGTTTTTATGGGTTATAGAAAATGGGTAGATGCCGGGCTATGAAAGTCCGGCATTTTCATTGGCAGAAAGTTCAGGCGGTAGAACATCATGTAAGGGTTAGCATGGAAGTCACGGGTTCAAGTCCCGTTCTGCCAGCAAACAATCAAATACTTAAACTATGGTTAGAGAAATTACAGTAGACGAAAACTACCAGACAGTACGTCTTTTTGACGAAATGAAGAAAGGGGACATCTACAAGGTTCCCTATGACAAGAAACGGCATACCGGAATAAAGCTGGAAGCATCACGCCGCAATCGTGACCTCCGCTTGATCGGGACTCTTAAAAACAAAATGGACGTGAAATACCGGGTATCAGCAACAGAGTATCCGGGCTTCTCGGCAATTATCTGCTTAAAATAAACGCTTATGGTAAACGAAGAAGTTCTAAAGATAGTCCTCAATGACAAGACTTTTGGGCGTGACACTGCTGCCGACATTGTAGGCGGTTTGGCCAGATTGAAAGAATTGGTAGGAAAAGGTCTTATCAGGGCTGAAAAGACAACGAACAAGCAAAACGGAAAGTGGTTCTGCAATGCCTGGGATGTGATTAAATGGGCTAAATTAAAATGATATGGAAGATAATGAAATATGGAAAGACATACCTTTTCTCAAAGGATATTATCAAGCTAGTAATATAGGGAGGATAAAATCTTTAAAAAGAGAAAAGGTTGTAAACCAATACTCTAGCGAAACTGTCCTGAAACAGAGAAAAGGACGAGATGGTTATATGATAGTAAATATATCTGTCGATAATAAGAGTAAAACATATAAAGTCCACCGTTTAGTTGCTGCTGCATTTCTTGAGAATCCCCAAAATCTCCCACAAGTGAATCATAAAGACGAAAATAAGATGAACAATGTGGTATCAAACTTGGAGTGGTGCAGTAGTAAGTATAACAATAATTATGGAACTAGAATAAAGCGCATAGTAGAAACTCGTGATAATTCTGAAAGCAGGCATCGAATGGTGGTAGAGCAATATACCCTAGAAGGAGAATTTATCAATAGGTTCACTAGCATATGTGAGGCTTCAGCGAAAACGGGTGTCCATCAAGGTTCGATAAGTAGTGCTTTAAAGAAAAAGAGAAAATATGCAGGTGGTTTTATATGGAAACATGCAAAATTGATGTATTAATATATTACTTTAAAACTATTGCGTTATGAGTTTGATTAAGAAATCCAATGAATTAGTAATTCCTTCCACCGTTAAGATGATGATTTACGGTCAGGCAGGTATGGGTAAGACAACAGTAGCATTGAGCGCACCGAAACCGCTGCTGCTCGACTTTGACAATGGTGTGAAACGTGTGAATATGGCACATCTGGACGGTATAGACATCGTACAGGTAAGTTCATGGCAGGATGTACAACAGGTGTTGCAGGAAGACCTTTCGGCCTATCAGACAATAGTTGTGGACACCATCGGAAAGATGATGGATTTCATCATTTCTTACAAATGCGGTACACGCCAGCCGCAAATCAAGGACTGGGGAGGTATCAACGCTGAGTTCTCATGGATGACACGAACCCTTTCATCACTGAACAAGAACGTAGTGTTTGTGGCCCACCGTGACACTCGGAAAGAAGGTGACGACACCGTGTTCATACCTGCTTTAAGAGAAAAATCGTACAACTCTATTGTTACGGAACTTGATTTGCTGGGGTATCTGGAAATGCGCAATGAGAACGGTGTGCAGAAGCGTACAATCACATTTGACCCCACATCAAGAAATGACGGGAAAAACACCTGCAATTTGCCGGGACTGATGCAGGTGCCTACAATTCTTGACAAGAATGGAAATCCCACTGCCAAGAACGACTTTATCACTGCAAAGGTAATTATGCCCTACCTGAGCATGTTGCAGGTAAAGAAAGAAGAAGCTGCAAGGTATGATAAGGTCATAGCTGAAATCAAAGAGAACATCGAACTTATTACTGATGCCAGTTCTGCAAATGAGTTTGCGTCAAGAATTAATGAGTTTGAGCATGTAGGCAGTTCCTTGAATATGGCCAGAAATCTGTTTTCAGCAAAAGTAAAAGCTCTCGGGCTGGTATTCGATAAAGAGACAAAGACTTATGCAGACAAAGCAGCCTAAATTCAAGTTCTATGCTACACTTTTGGATGCCTTTACAAGCTATCTGAAAAGTGATGCCATCTGGGAAAGGTATTGGGGATTCAGTGAGAATTCCCCACATACCCCCGAAGAGTTCAGACAGCAGCAGTTTCAGAGCCTGATTGACACAATAAACCGTGTGCCGTTCGACAGTGAAGCAGCCGACAAGGGAACGGCTTTCAATGAGGTGGTCGACTGTATGGTTGAAAACAGAAAATCAGACAAGGTACAGGTGGAAAGACTATTGTCAGACATGCAGGATGGCAGACAGACATTGGTCGGACTGAGAGCCACCTATAAATGCCGTCAGTTCGATTTCCCTATCTCAATCTGCCGTGAGTTTGCAGACTATTACAAAGGGGCCTTGACCCAGCAACGGGTTGAAGCAGTTTTGCCTACATGTTTCGGAGGAGTTCTTCTATATGGTTATATAGATGAACTGATGCCGATGTCAGTACATGACATCAAGACTACCGGAAGTTATTATGTAGGTAAGTTCAAAGACCACTGGCAGCACATGGTTTATCCATACTGTCTGATGCAGAACGGAAGTGATGTAAGGTCATTTGAGTATAATATTACGGACTTCAAATCAACCTATACTGAAAGCTACACTTTCGTACCGGCACGGGATATACCTATCCTTATAAATCATTGTGAGGACTTTATCCGGTTCTTGAATGACAACAGAGATTTGATAACCGATAAGAAAATTTTTGCAGAAGACTAGATAAATGGATGAAATAGAATACAATGGAAGAATTTATGAGCTTAGAGGTGAACAGAATGGACTTCTGACCTATCTTACTAGAGATTGTGCCTACGCATTGATAACAAATGAACGGCGAAAAATTCTGATGGATATTAGAGTTAATTCGTCAAATCTTCTATCTATATATTATGCCTAATCAAATAACTGGACGGCTGGTCTATATTGGCCAGCCCCAAGAAATCCCATCCAAAAGCGGTGGCAACCCGTTTGTGAAACGTGAATTTATTCTTGATGCCACAACCTATGACCCCTATACAGGTGAACGAAGCCAGTACGAGAACATTCTACCTCTTGAAGTAAGTGGTGACAAATGTGCCGAACTTGACCAGTTCAGAACCGGTGATGTAATAACGGTTTCCTTTTCCCTCCAAGGTCGGGAATGGACAAATCAGGACGGACAACTAAAACGTATGGTGTCCATCCGCTGCTATAAACTGGAAGGCCGTCAGCCAATGCACCAGCCAGCATCCGTGCCAGCACAGCAACCGTCACCGACACAAACGCCAACCATGGCACAGGCGTTTCCACCTGATGTAGATGCGAATGGAAATCCCAAAGATGACTTACCGTTCTAGCCTATGAGCATATTCAATCTGAAGAATGAATACGATATACCCAAGTTCAAGGCTTATGTAAACAAACTGTTCCAGGAGCGGGCGGTTGTGGAAGTGAGAAAGAAGCTGCCCAACCGCACGCTCGCCCAGAACAGATACTTCTATTTGCTTCTAAATTGGTTCGCAAGTGAAACAGGTTATAGTGTAGAGGAAGTTAAAATCGATATTTTCAAGAGGTTATGTAATAGGGATATATTCGAGAAAGAAAAGACGAACAAAAAAGGAAAGATTATAAAAACTTTGAGAAGCTCGTCTGAACTGAGTACGGGAGAAATGACTCTCGCTATTGAAAGATTTCGGAATTATTCTAGTGCTAAAGCAGGAATATATTTACCAAGTCCTAACGAGAATGAGTTTCTATTACATATTCAACAAGAGATAGAAAAAGATAAAGAATTTCTAAGCTATGGGGATGGGTGAGAATTGGAAAGATATATCCGGATATGAAGGTTTATATCAAGTATCAGATATGGGACGGGTTAAATCTATATGCAGTCATGTAAGGCTTCAAAATGGCGAGTTAATGAAAAAGAAACCACATATTTTGAAACCACAAAACAGATGTGGATATAGATGCGTAAATCTATTCAAAGATGGAAGTATTCATACAGTAAACATTCATCGTTTAGTGGCTGAATCTTTCTTGCCTAATCCTCATAATTATCCAGTTGTAAATCATAAAGATGAAAACAAAACAAACAACAATGTAGGAAATCTTGAATGGTGTAGCCATGCTTACAATCTTAATTACGGTACAGCTAAAAGACGTAGAGCTATATCGCAAGGAAAGGTGGTTCTTCAATTGGATAAAAATGGAGTTTTGATAAAACGCCATTTAACATTGATGGATGCTTATAGAGATACTGGTGTAGATTACCGAAATATTTCACTTTGCTGTTATCATAAAAGAAAAACTGCTGGTGGATATTGTTGGAAGTTTGAATAATAAATTAAATCGAACGTAACAAAGAGTTTATTTGACTATGGACAAATTTTTAGGACAAGACATCCCTGAACAGGAACGATGGCAGTTCCTTCAGGACAACGCCGATGCGGTAGAGAAAATCGGATATACTCACCGATTCACCCCCGAAGAACTGGCTCAGAAGAAAGAGACTTTGGCCGAGGTATCAATCACCATCAACGATGTTGAGTTGGAGAAGAAAGAGGCTATGGAAAGCTTCAAAGAACGATTGAAGCCTTTGAATGAAGAAAAGCAGGAACTTTTGGACCACATCAAAAGAGGTTCGGAGTTCGTCGAGAATGAAGAATGTGCAAAATTCCTATACCATAAAGAAAAGATGGTAGGATTCTACAACAAGTTAGGTGAACTGGTTTATAGCCGCCCAATCATGCCACAAGAAATGCAGAAGACAGTATTTAGTATTAACCGTAAAACTGGAACAGAATCATGAGCGAAAACAAAATCAATTTGGTAGTACCGAAAGAGTACAACGGTACACCCATCGAAGTAGTATTAAGAGAAGGTAAAGCATCCGTAGCACTTGACCCGAAAGAACCGGAAAGAGTAGTTATCAATGGAACGATAGATGCACCTTTCAAATGGCTGGAGAAGCGTGTCGAATTGATTAATCAAAAATCGACCCACATCATCGTAAACCGTGATAATATGGGGTTAGCATTAACGATAGATGAAACCAACTATTATCGGACTAAAATCGGTGGAATCCTTCAGCCTTCAAAGGAAATGCAGGAGTTCGGTATCAATGCGGAAAGGAAATGGGAACCTATTAAGTTATCCCAGTTCTTCAAGATGCACCGTGCTTTCTTCAAAGACAAATCACAGAACATGATGCTGGTTTCTACTTTGAAGAATTTCAAGGCGAAAGTAAACCAGGATATAGAACGTAGTAAAAATGAAAACGGAAACAAGACGGATAACTATTCTCAAGTGGTTGATTCCAATCTGCCAAAATCGTTCAAACTGAATATCCCTCTTTTCAAAGGTTTTGCCTGTGAAGAAATCGAAGTTGAAATCTACGCCGATGTGGACGGACGGGAAGTTTCCCTTTCTTTGGTTTCTGCCGGTGCGAATGAGGCCATTGAAGAATACAAGAATAAGGTGATTGACAAACAGGTTGAAGCAATCAAAGGTGTTGCACCTGACATCGTAATCATTGAGGTGTAACAATGAGAAAGCAAATTTATTTAATTCTGTTTCTGGTAGTCGGAGTATCTATCGGAAACAGAATATTCAATCACCTCAACGCTTGGCTGGGCGTGGTAATAATATCAGCCACAGTGATTTATTTCGTTTATAAACTAATTAAAAATTTGAAGAATGAAAAGATTGATTAATCTAATGTTGGTCTGTATGACCTTAGTGGTATTTGCTTCATGCGAAAGAGTAGCCCCTAATTATGCCGGTGTTCTAATGGAGAACTATGGGAAGCAAGGAAAAGAGGATTTTAAGGTAGTGTCCGGTAAAGTTTCCACTTGGGAATGGGGCACTGAATTGTTTCAAGTTCCATTGTTTGACCAAAGAGGGGAATTTGCTGAACCTGTCACATTGAAGGCTGCTGATAACACTGAATTTAACGCACGTCCTACTTATTCTTATAAAGTTATCAAGAATAGAGCTATAGATGTTGTATTCGATAACAAACATATAGATAAAGCTGATACAGAATCAGGAAAAGACGGGTTTATGCAAAGCCTTGAAGATAATATACTTGAACCTCGTATTTATGATTTAATCAAAGAAGAAAGCCGTAAGCACAAGACAGACAGTTTAATGGCTGACGGTGGTTCTCTTCTTTTTGAAAAGCGGTTGGAGCAGATTGTGGATAAAGAATTTGAGAAAAGAGGGCTTCAATTGCTGACTTTTTCTGCACAGCTTGAATTTTCAAAGGCTGTGCGTGAGAAGATTGATAGTCGTAATGAGGTGAATACCAATATATCTGTATTAGACCAGCAGATTGCAGAGCAGAAGAAACGCAACGAATTGGAGCAATTAAAAACAGAACAGGCTATCATTCAATCACGTGGGTTGACTAAAGAAATACTCTATAAGCAATTCATAGATAAATGGGATGGCCGTACACCACTTTATGGAATTTCCCTGAGTTTTTAAAAATAACGAAATAGCATGAATAAACGCCCGGAAAGACGGGCATACGGGCGCAAGCACAGGACGTGCTTTAGTATGGAGTAATTGCGCAATATCTCCATACACTTGTCCCATTGAATTAGCTAATATATGAGCAAGTAAAACCGTGATGGTTGGGCGGGTTCGATTCCCGTTGCGTCCACAACCAATAATGGAATTATTATGAAAGAAGAACGGAAATTAACATTTGGGAAATACAAAGGACAAGAGATAAAGTATATCATACTTACTCATATTGGTTATATCATGTGGTGCTTTGAGAATATCAACTGGTTTAAGCTGACAGATCAAGAACAGGCTTTATATGATGCGATAGCCATAATGATTAAGAAGGAACGCTTGCCAATGACTTTTCCGGTTGAAATGATGTATAAGCATATAAAAGACAGAGAGTCATATGAAAAGTTAAATACTCCATTTACATTCAATTATGGATATATATCTTTAAGAATGTCTGAAAAGGATAATCCAATATTCAACAGTATTGAAAAATACATTACACACAAAATACGCAGAAATAGTACGAAAGAATGTTCGTCATTCGAAAGTCTTTCAGGAGATTTGACTGGTCTTTCACATAGCATGAATAAAGAAATAGAAAAAGCTCGGCTTAATGGTGAGAGTGATGAAGAAATATATGGTTATTGGGGTAGTATGAATGATTATAAGGCTTTATAAATATGTATTACATCAAGAAACCTAAAAAGAAGAAAGAAAAGCCTTTGCCGTTATTCGATAAGGCAGGTATCAAGATTAAAAAGAAGCCGGATTTAGTGGCCAAACTCGACAAAGTTTTCAGCCGCTATATCCGGCTTCGTGATTGTATGCCGAACGGGTATTTCCGTTGTATCTCATGCGCCCAGATAAAGCCATACGAACAGGCAGATTGCGGACACTTCCATTCGCGCCGCCACATGGCTACACGCTTTGACGAGGACAATGCCCACGCAGAGTGCCGGGCGTGCAACCGTTTCAGCGCAGACCATCTGATACATTACGAGAAAAACTTGAAATCAAAAATCGGTCAGCAACGCTTCGACAAGCTGGCATGGAGAGCAAGCCAGGCGAAGAAATGGACTGATTTTGAATTAATAGAACTCACCAAGTATTACAAGGCTTTGGGAGACAAACTGAGTAAGGAGAAAGGATTATGAGTTATGTTTTACGGGATTACCAGCAGAAGGCCAGTAATGCTGCAGTCAGCTTCTTTGCTAACAGGGCCAAGAAGAACAATGCCATCATGGTACTGCCTACCGGAGCCGGCAAGAGTCTTGTGATAGCCGACATCGCCAGCCGTCTTGAAGGGCACACGCTAGTATTTCAGCCCAGTAAGGAGATACTAGAACAGAACTATCTGAAGCTCTGTTCGTATGGTGTTCTGGATTGTTCCATCTACTCTGCCTCATTCGGGCGAAAGGAGATTTCAAGAATAACTTTCGCCACTATCGGAAGCGTAGTCAACCATCCGGAACTTTTCCAGCATTTTCAGAATATCATCATCGACGAGTGCCATCTGGTTAACCCGAAAGACGGAATGTACAAGAGATTTCTTTCGATGCTGAAATGTAAAGTTCTTGGATTGACGGCTACGCCTTACCGGCTTTCATCAAGCAGGGATTTCGGCAGTATGTTGAAGTTCATCACACGCACACGCCCGTGCGTGTTCTCTGAGGTAATCTATCAGGTTCAAATCTCTACTCTATTGGATATGGGGTATCTTTCGAAGCTGAACTATTATCCGATGAATCCTTTGGGATGGAACGAACTTAACCTGAAGGTGAACACTACCGGAGCCGACTACACGGACAAGTCTGTAGTGAAAGAGTATGAGCGTATCGACTTCTACGGGTTTCTGGTGAGCATCGTCCAAAGGCTTATGAATCCCAAGAGCGGTGTAAAACGAAAAGGTATATTGGTTTTCACCCGTTTCTTGAAAGAAGCAGAACGTCTCACCTGGTCCATTCCCGGAACAGCCATCGTTTCAGGAGAAACACCGAAAAAAGAACGCGAACATATCCTTGAAGCGTTCAAGGCCGGAGAGATACCCGTTGTAGCCAACGTAGGTGTACTTACTACCGGATTTGACTATCCTGAACTGGATACGATTGTCATGGCCCGTCCGACAATGTCACTGGCTCTTTGGTATCAGATAGTCGGTCGTGCCATCCGTCCGCATCCTAACAAGGAGGCTGGCTGGATCGTTGACCTTTGCGGGAATCTGAAACGATTTGGCGAAGTCAAGGATTTACGCCTGGTGGATAGCGGAAACGGTAAATGGGCCGTGTACTCCAATAGCAGACAGTTGACTAACGTAAGATTCTAAGATTATGGAAGGATATATAAAACTAAGCCGCAAGTTCTTCTCGAATGATATGTGGAATGAAGCCCGGACTTTTAGCAGTTGCGAAGCGTGGCTTGACTTGATTCAGTCAGCACGATTTGAGGCAACGCCCCGTATGGAGAGTATCGGAGGTCGAGAAGTCTCTTATACAAGAGGACAATATCCTGCATCCATAAGATTCTTATCAAAGCGTTGGAAATGGTCTGAGAGGAAAGTACGGACGTTTCTTGCCTTTCTGAGAAGAGAGAACATGATAACTCTTTCCAAAGAACAAGGAATGAATGTAATAACCTTGGTAAAGTACAATGAGTATAATGGCTCAGAGTCTGACACAGTAAGTGACACAAGCAATGACACAATGAGTGACATAAATATCATTCAGGAAATCAATAATTTACGGATGCAAGTGACACAGCTAATGACACAAGTGGCGACACAGCAGGTGACACACCCTGCCAAAGAGCCAGAAAAGCGACACACGGGTGACACAAAGCAAATAAAGGAGAAGAATATTATTAAAGAAACTACTACTAACGTAGTAGCAAAGAAAGACGCGGCTAAAGCCGCTACTCTCTCTAGGAAAGAATCCTTCTACCAGTCGTTAGTCCCTTATGTCAGTCAGTACCCGAAAGAAATGATTCGGGCTTTCTTCGATTACTGGAGCGAGCTTAACAAGTCAGAAACCAAGATGCGCTATGAACTGGAAAAGACCTGGGAGCTTCCAAGACGGCTGGCGACCTGGGCCAGTCGTGAGAAAGTGCCTTCAAAAACAGATGTAGGCATAGTTCTGAAGGATAATTCACCGGGAAAATACAAGAAAGGCTGGTAAACATGGAACAGATAAATTTTCAACAGACAATCGAACGGCTCAAAGATACGGGTTTCTCCCCTATTCCTAACGTCGTAAAGATAACCGTTCCGGATGCCAAAAGAGTTCTCTGGGCCGGTATCAGGTACTTCACTGGAGAAAATGCCAGATGGCTTCCTGAGTACGAAGAAGTGGCAGGCTGGCTGGCCGGCAATGAAGGTCGCGGACTTCTGTGTTTCGGCAACTGCGGACGCGGAAAGACCCTTATCTGCGGAAAGATTCTTCCTTTGGTTCTTAACCATTACTGCCGCAAGGTGGTAAGCTGCTACGATGCACAGCAGATGAACGCTGATTTGGACGCCGTGAAGCAAAAACACATCATCTACGTTGACGATATAGGGACAGAGAATCTTAGCGTCAAATACGGCGAAAAAAGGCTTGCATTCGCTGAACTGGCAGACGAAGCAGAGAAGAAAGGAAAGCTTCTTATCCTGACCACCAACCTAACGATAGACGAGCTGAGAGAGAAATATGGGGAAAGAACCATTGACCGGCTGAGGGCGATAACGAAAACCGTCCTCTTCAGCGGTGAAAGCCTGAGAAAATGATATGAAAATCACAATTAACTGGGTAACTCGTGACTGGAACCTGATCAGGAGGTTACGTGAGAAATACCGTCTTCCACAATACATGAACGTGAACGGACTCACAGAAGCAGAGGTTGACGAAGAGACATTAAGCAATCTCCGCAAGGGTGAGCCAAAGTATTTAATCATCAGAAAAGTAGAGAAATGACAAGACAAGAATCAGAAAGAAAGCTCAATGAACTGAGAAAGAAGTATATCGCCTTGATTTCATCCATGAACTTTGCCAAAGCACAGAAAATCAAGAACAAGATTGACTCCCTTGAAAGAGAGGTGGAACCGCATTCCTTGGGAGAACTTCTTCAGGACTATACCCCGGAGTTCAAGGTAGAAATGCTTCGCAAGATGCACAAGCTGTTCATCTATTCAGACTTACTTGAGGGTGCGGCACTGGAGTTCCAGTCTGAACTTGAATCAAACGGAATAGATGCTCAGGTAGTTTTTCAGGTGAAACGCGTACTGAAAGAACTGAGAAGCATAGTACGAATACCCGATGAAGAGAAAAACGCTTCATTGTCTGACAACTTTGCCGGGATGTGTGATGAAGCCGGACTTGTAGTGAGTAACATAATCAACAAATATCTTGCAAAATGATAACGGAAAATGACCCAATACTTCCACATAAAGTGGATTTGGAGAAGAACCCTTCTGGAACTGAACTGAAAATCGCCCAGCATCGGGAACTGGAGAAACATGGAAAGTATGTGGCTATCCCAGGCGACAAGACACGGACGCGAATTTTCGTCCGCAACGGTGAGGATGCGGAGAAGAAGATAGCCGCTTACTTGGAGAGAATCAACAATCGACCTCAAAGATGGAACTGATATGATAAAATTACTCTATATTGACCTTTTCTGCGGTGCTGGGGGAACCAGTACCGGAGTAGAAAACGCACGCTACGAAGATGAACAATGTGCGAAAGTTGTCGCTTGTGTAAACCACGATGCAAACGCCATCGCCAGCCATGCGGCAAATCACCCGGATGCGCTCCACTTCACGGAGGACATCAGAACTTTGGAACTATCTCCTTTGGTGGCCCATGTAGAACGAATGAAGAAGATTTATCCGGATGCACTGGTTGTATTATGGGCCAGCCTTGAATGTACGAACTTCAGTAAAGCCAAGGGCGGCCAGCCACGGGACGCCGATAGTAGGACGCTGGCTGAGCATCTTTTCCGATATATCGAGGCTATTGTTCCAGACTACATACAGATAGAGAATGTTGAGGAGTTCATGTCATGGGGCGATATGGATGAAAAAGGGCACCCCATCAGCAAGGATAAAGGGCGATGCTATGAGAAGTGGAAACGCAACGTCAGGAAATATGGTTACGATTTTGACTGGCGCATTCTTAACGCTGCCGATTATGGGGCATACACCACTCGCAAGCGGTTCTTCGGTATCTTCGCCAAGCGTGGACTTCCGATTGTATTTCCAGAACCTACTCACTGTAAGTATGGGAAAAACGATATGTTTGGACGATTGGAAAAGTGGAAGCCGGTCAAGGAAGTGCTGAACTTTTCAGATGAAGGAGAAAGTATCTTTTGCCGGAAGAAGCCGCTGGCCGAGAAAACCCTTGAACGCATCTATGCCGGACTGATTAAGTTTGTAGCTGGAGGTAAGGAGGCTTTTATTGTAAAGTATAACTCTATGAGTCGGACGGGGAAATACCAGGCACCAAGCGTTGACGAGCCATGCCCGGTTGTGGCAACACAAGGACGGTTGGCTTTAGCTAAGGTAAACTTTCTTTCCAAGCAATTCAGCGGCCATCCAGATAGCAAGAACATATCTGTGGAAGGACCTTCCGGAACTATCACTTGTAAAGACCACCACGCTTTCGTGTCTGCCTACTACGGAAACGGTCACAACCATTCGGTCGAGCTTCCAGCCCCTACGGTTACGACTAAAGACAGGTTGGCATTGGTAAATTCTGTTTTCATAGATAACCAGTATGGTACCGGGAAACCGACATCCATTAATCAACCAGTTGGTACAGTAACCACGGTGCCTAAGTTCAATATGGTAAGCTGCAAGCCGTGGATAATGAATACAGCTTTCTCGAATATTGGAAGCAGCATTGAGCAACCTTCTCAGACCATTACAGCCAACCGCAAATGGCATTACCTTATGAATCCTCAGTTTGCCAGCGCCGGAGGTTCTGTAAACAACCCATGTTTCACACTTATAGCCCGCATGGACAAAATGCCGCCTTATCTGGTAGAGGTTGAAGGAGGTATCGGCATACAGGTTACACCTGATGACAGTCCGATGACAATCAAGATTAAGGAGTTTATGGCTTTGTATGGCATCATTGACATAAAAATGCGTATGCTTCGGATAGCAGAACTCAAGAAAATAATGGGATTTCCTGAAGACTATGTACTGATTGGCCCCCAGTCAGACCAGAAGAAGTTCATCGGCAACGCCGTGGAGGTGAACATGGCTCGTGTGCTTTGTGAGGCTATCTGTAAGGAGATTATAAGAAAAAGAAAAGTTGCATAAAATGGTTAGTGAGGTACATAACATGGACTGTATGGAATACATGCGGAACATACCAGATAAGTTCTTTGAGCTGGCAGTGGTCGACCCTCCATACGGAATAAATGCCCCGAACATGTCGATGGGTAGCAACATGAACCGTAGGCATGGAGGATACAATGGTGAAAGTATAGCTAAAAGACTGAAAAAGAAACGCTTTAACCAAGGAGCCGGAAAACTTAAGAACCGAGCATTGAATACAATGCAATGCGATTGGGATTATCATCCTCCCTCAAAAGAGTATTTCGAGGAACTGTTCAGGGTAAGCCATAATCAAGTGATATGGGGAGGCAACTATTTTCCTCTACCACCTACACGCGGGATATTGTGCTGGGATAAAATGCAGCCTTGGAAGAATTTTTCCCAGTTTGAGCTTGCTTGGACTTCTTTGATTGTCCGGCATCTATCATTCATTTATCAAATACAGGCGGAAACAATAAAGAATCAAAAATCCATCCAACCCAGAAACCTATCAAACTCTATCAATGGATTCTTGAAAAATTTGCTAAAACAGGTGACAAAATACTGGACACGCACCTCGGAAGTGGAAGTTCCAGAATAGCAGCTTATCGGATGGGGTTCGATTTCTATGGTACCGAAATAGACAAGGAATATTTCGATGAACAAGAGAAAAGGTTTCGGAGAGAATGTTTTGGAGAGATTAAAACGTCTGAAGGAATTATTGTGCAACAAAATCTATTTTAAGTCATGGGAAAGCTAAAAGTCTATTATGGATGGGCCAGAATAGGCAATGTCCGTAAGAAGCGTGCTTTGTCAGTAATGTTCGAAAACGAAATGCTGGGATGCAGGAGTGATCGTGGACAAAGGTGTCTAAGAACACTTCAAGACACCGTATTTGAACGGTACCAGACTGATGAAAAAGAAAAGGAAGGTAAACGTCAGAACCGGATATTTACTGAGTACAGCCTGTTCCTCGACGAGAAGCCGATAAATGGTAGCCTTCAAAGATGCTTGCTGATTAACAGAGAAGCTGACAAGAACAATGTTTCTAAGGCCATGAGTGAAAGAATCTTCGAGGCATTGAGAAAGGCTTTCTTATTTTCAAATCCTGGGTATAAAGAACCTTACTCACAACTTGAATTGAAATTTGAATGATATGGGAAAGCAGGAAAGTGTGAGCGATTTTTATCAGTTCGCAAAGGATTTGGCCAAAGCTGAAAAGGAGCTGAAGGTTGAGCGATGGGTTGAAGTCACTCTTTATTACGGATATGCAGATAAACAAGTAAGTCTTTATCACTACGACCTTCCCCGTGAAATGTATTTCCGCTACCAATGGGTGATTAGATGGAGGATGGCGAAATTTCAGTGTCAATATCCAAAACAGATTATTGGTATAAGTCTGTATCACTATGATAAGCGTTCTGGAGAATCTATGGAGGTTAACGGCTGTCTTAGTAAACTTATATCCGCAAAAGCCCAGATAACGAAAGCAGAACGCAAGATGAATGAGTACATCGAGCACAACCGTCAGAACAACATGTTCTTTGACGAGAATACGGACGAGGAGCTGGTTAAGTTCCGGGAGAAACTGGAGCGAAAGAAACTTGAATGTGCTGAGTGTGAAAAGAGACTTGAACAATTTGTAGAAAAAAGGAGGAAAGAAAATGGCTAACATTGTCAAATTGACCGGATGCAAGGAGGTTTCGCATGATATATATGCTTACTTCACTTGTGATGCTGAAAAAGCATTGAAGGCTTTGGAACTTGAGATACCGTGTACTGGGGCAAATAGCACTGGGGCATACAACATCTACTTTAATGATGAGGGAGAAATTATCTGTGAATATATGACGTTCTGTGTTACACGTGAGTTTAAGAAAGTTTCATCCATACAGGATGCTGTTGAATGGATGGATAGGAAAATGAATGGAAATGAGTAAAACGAAATTGTATTACCTGTTTCTGGCAGTCATGTGGTGGCTGCTTGGATAGGTGGAAAGGAGAAGCTATGAAACAAGTAAAAGTGAAAATTGAAACAACTGTTGAAACCATGTTAGGTGATAAGCCTGTAAATGAATTTCTTGGTGATGTTGCAGATATATGTCATACATCATTGGAGTATTCAACATCAAAACATGAAGGGTGTGAGACGCTCTATGAGGACCAAGAATATGAAGATTACAGAAATGACATGGAGGACAGGATATCTGTTCTTGAAGGTGCTATTTGTCGCATTTTAGAGTTATTGGAGGATTGATTATGAAAGCAATATCCATCAAACAGCCGTGGGCAAGCCTAATCGCTCACGGTATCAAAGACATTGAAAACCGGACTTGGAAGTGTCCTCAGAAGTACATCGGCCAAAGGGTGCTTATTCATGCAAGCAAAGGTAAAGGAGATGGTTGGGTATTAAATAAAGAGCAAGGGTTAAAACTACAAATGCACCCCTCCAATCTTAAAAGTACATTCTATGATGATTTACCTTTTGGTGCCATCATCGGCAGCGTGGTTATATCCGATTGCGTACAAAACCATCCTTCAGTCTGGGCTGAGAAAGGTTGCTGGAACTGGGTACTGGAGGATGCGGTACTGTTTGACAAGCCGATTATGAATGTGAAAGGGAAACTTAGTTTTTGGTGTTTTAATCTGGTAAAATAAAACAACATTAGCAGTGTTATTAATCGGAATTCTTCTATGTGTATTTTTCGCAATAGATGTATACATGGAGATATCATAATGAGGAGGGTAATTTATAATCATTACAAAAATAAAGCTATACATATCATTGAATTCAAGAAATTTTTATCTTTGGAGGAATTTAAAATTAAAATATATGGGAGGATATATTAAACTGGCTGGACAAAGCATTATTAAAAGTGTGTATAAACACCCTGAGAATTGGGGGTTAATGTATAAGGAATATGGTAAATCTGAGAATATCAAAGACTATTCAGAAGAAGAAGTGTCTGAGATGCTTAAAGGCGTATATTCTAAAAGTGGTTATTTGTTAGTTGATGGAGACTATTTTATAAATGTAAATGATGTTATTCAATGTGGGTGTACATTGAAAACAATAACGTCAAATACAAGATTAGATTTGTCGAAGCCTATACCAATCAAAAAAATACGTACATTTTACGTAGAAAATTATTATTTAATAACGCGCAATAGCGTTAATGGGAATAATAAACACTTCATAAATTCTTATTTATCAAAGATTAGGATTATAAATCCAGGGCGTGGTCGGTTTAGAGGATTATATAGTCTTCCTAATTACTATATGTGTGTTCAATCATTTGGACATGGCTATGTACCTAAGGATTTGTTTCATCCTATAAAGTTTTATTTTAATGGAGTCTTTTGGGGTGATCAATATCGAATTAGTGATTTTCTTGTAGATACAGAGCTTAAAATATCATATTAATAACATTTTTACTTACTGACAACCCTTGTCAGTGCTTTGTGAATACCCGGTATCTGCTTTGTGGCGGTTATCAGGTAAATGATTACATTATAGACTCATCAACTGAGGAATAATGGAAAGTTTTCTTTGAAGAAGTACGTAAAATAAATGATTCAAAATTTTGACAAACTAAAAAAATATCTGAAATTTATTCCAGTAAATCATTTATAAACTTTACATTCTTAAAAACTATGGTAATTCGTAAACAAGCCATCATTTCTTGGCTGCTGACCCCAGACGATAACGAACCCGAAAATAGATTAGGTGTACCAATGGTAGATAATAAGGAACATTTTGGATATTTATCTAATGGACTAAGACATTTAGCAGAGATTCGTGATGCTAAGCCAGATTGGGGATTACCAGAACTCATAATGCCCTCGTTTGAAAAAGTTATGCAGAAAAGTGCAAAAAACTTCTTTGATATAGATCATCAACTTTTTCAAGAGTTCTATAATGACAACGTATGTGGTATTCTTTTGTCAAGAGATTGTGGAACTATTGTTTATGGGTTTGGAGAAAATAGATTATATGTGTGGCTTTTCCATGAAGAGGAAGGGTATAGCAAACTATATATGTATTTCTATGCAGAATCAACAAAAGATAATATTCGGAATATATATACATGGCCGACATTATTGAATGACAAACAGCTTTTTAACATGCCCGAAGAGGAAAAATCATTAATGTATGGGAAAATAATAAATAAATTGATTGTCTATCTTGCAGTTAAAAAGTACGTAAAAGTAGATACAATTATTGTTCCTCCTGGTACTATCACTAGATTGGATGACAAAATATACGATTACCAAACTAAAGATAAAATCAGAAATGAGAGTGGCCAGAAAGTAATTGTTATGGATTCTCGCTGGTTTAGAAAAATAGTAAATGACAATAACATCTTTGTAAGAGGTTTCTTTAGATTTCAAAATAAAAAGAACGAGAGAGGCGAATGGTATAAAGAACTTATTTTTGTAGACTCTTATGTTAGAAATGGTTATCATCGCAATGCTTTGATTGAAAAAGAAGAATAATTTTACTGATAATTCATTATGAATACCCGATAACTGCTTTAGTAGTGGTTATCGGGTATTTTATTTCTAACTAATTAACCCCCAATTATTATGAACTTAAACAAATTAAGAGATAAAGCCTACCAGTGTGCAGTTGCCCACGGATGGCATGAAGAAAACCTGAGTGATGAACATTTCCTTTGTCTGGTCATATCCGAACTTATGGAAGCGGTGGAGGCAGACCGGAAAGGGAAACATGCTAACCGGGTCAATTTTGAATATTACATGAAACAGAGGAAACGTGATGATGGGGAATTTATGTACGCTTTCAAACATGGGATCAAAGACAGCGTGGAGGATGAACTTGCTGATGTCTGTATTCGTCTGCTTGATTTGGCCGGACTGAAAGGGTGTGATTTGGATAGCTTCGACTACGAAGGAAGCGATACGGAAGATTATTCTGATATGACCTTCACGGAGTCCATGTTTAGAATCTGCTCCTATGTCACCGACAACTTCTACAGGGATGAACCATTTATCCTCCTGAATGAGATATTCGCTTTCTGCCGGGATAGAAATATCGACATCTTCTGGCACATCAAGCAGAAAATGAAATACAATGAACTTCGTCCGTACAAGCACGGAGATAAAAACTACTGACCATGAAACACGCATTCTACGCCTTAATCATCATACAAGCCCTGTACGAGCTTGTGAAGCTGTTCAGATGTAAATCCCTATATCAACATGCAAAAGTCTTTCAGGACCTAGATAAGACAGCAAAAAGATGGTATCTGATAGCGCATCCATGGCTTCATGTTGCATTCTTCATGGATACCATCGGACTTTTATTGCTGGGGATGGGATTGTTTTCAAGCCAGTGGGTGTGTTTCCTTGTTGTCCTGGTCATGAGCTTCAGCCAGATCCAAAAGCTAGGAGCATGGGCGGTGTTCCTGGACAGTCTGGTAACGGTTATCATCTACGCTTTCGCCATCCTGAATGCATATTACTTGGCATAAAATAAAAAAGGGAGCCAGCCCACACGATTAGAAGCCAACTCCCCCACACGATTATGATGCAAATATAAGAATTTCCAACTAAATAAATCGTGCTATGACAAAAGAATTTTCATCAATCGTGGAGTTGAAATCAATACGTGAACAGAAATCAAGATTATCGGAACGTGAACAGGAACTATCCTCCCCCATCCTGACCGATTTTTCTCTTATTCCGGAGATTTATGACTGGTTCAAGGACCTGTTGGCCGGGATGGACTGTCCGCCCAATCCGGAAAGTGTTACCCAGCGAAAGAAGTTCCTCTTCATTGTGTTGTTCCTCTTCGCCCCTAGTGTGCTTGCCGGCGGACGGCTGCCGAACGGCATCCGGGCAGAGATTTCCGGTGTGTTCCCGGATGTTTCCCCGTGTGTAATATCGAACAATATCGCCGATGTTTCTTTTATCTATCAGCAGTATAAGGATTTCCGACAGGATATAGAGTATCTTTACAACCAAATTATAGAAAGGTTGAAAAACAAAGGACTAATCAAGTAACCCCGTTCCGAAAGGCTCGGGGTATTTTTATGAAACATTTTACCAATTGTTTGTTCTTGGTTTAAGCAATCTTAGGCTAAAAATCACCATGTTGGTAACTTTGTCTCAAAGAGATAATAACAGCTATCCTCACGGCTGAAAAGTATAAACCCTGCCATCGGTAAGAAGTGAGGAGCTTGCCTTTGGTGGGGTAATTTTTTAATCTAAGATTCACTGAGACATGAAAACAAATCAAGAAATGGTAAGGCAAATGGGGAATTTAGAAGTTATTCAACGCACCGTTGACGGCTATTTCAATGCTACCAGGCTTGTAAAGTTATGGAACGAACGAAACTCCTCAAACAAAGAATTGAAGAAATACTTTGAAAATGAATCAACCAAGGAATTAATCGCTACCATCGTTGAAAAAGAAAATCTAAATGGGCAAAATTCTCCCTATTTAAGTTCACGTGGTAAATGCGGTGGAACCTGGGTTCATCCTGTATTGTTCATTGATTTGGCTATGTGGCTAAATGCGTCATTCAAATATGATGTAATCAAATTCGTTTCTGACCAAATGATTCGTTACCGGAATGATGCTGGGGACGCTTATAGGGAACTCTCTTCTGCCATCATGAAAATCGTTCCCAAAGACTTTATGCCTAAAGCCATGCAGAAGGTCGGTGAAGCCTTGAACTGGGTTATCTTCAACAGTCATGAAAAGATGCTACGTAATAAGCATGGTGAGGAACAAAAACAACGTGAATTGTGGCAGCTTGAAAAGAAGATTGCTGATTTGGTCAATGAAGGTTTCTTGACCGACTATGAAAGCCTTATTGGGTATCTGAGAATTCAATACCAGAAAAGGAACTATCCAAAGGTCTTTGCTAATGCTGGATAAAATATTACAAAAGTAGAAAAGCCGGAGCGTTATGCTTCCGGCTTTACAATCTAATAATTGTATATTATTTCTTCACATACGTAATTGTCTCATCTTCATAAGAAACATATAATTTTCCATTTCTGATGGCATAATCCATTGTCATACTTCCATCATTTTCATGTATAACTGTAATTTTCCCTCCTGACGTGCTCCAGGCAAAATAACTTTTACCGTATTCGTCGATTTTCCCGTAATCCTCTGCCCATTGGCAACCTGTTCCGTCTTCCTTCAATTCTATGCAAAACACTTCCAACTCAGAATTCGTATCTTCCTCCCAAATTCCGACCAACTGTCCGTCGATATTTGGTTCATCATCTTTAGAACATGAAGACAAAATAAACATAGGCAAAATCATTGCCAACATAAATACAACCTTTTTCATAGCTAAAACTTTATTGATTAAACATTCAATTCCAGCAACTTTCTTAAATCCTCAAAAGAGTGAACTTCATAAAGAGTTCCTTTCACTTTAACATAACCGTTTACTTCTGAATCAGGTGTATTTCTCACAAACAGTTCTGCAATATCAACCTCTAAAGCATTCGCGATACGCTCTAAAGTTTCTAATGTTGGATTTCCGTTGATATTTCTTGTTAGGGTATCTCTTGTCACTCCTAACATTTCAGCAAATTGTTGCATTGTCATGCCTTTTTGCTTGATAAGGTCTTTTACTTTTAAATCCATAAATAATAATATTATAATCGTGTATACAAATGTAGTTTTTTCTCATATAACACGATATTATAGTATCGTTAAATAGTATTAAAACGGTAATCAAATGTCGTTTTTGATTTGCAGATACGATATTAAGATGTATCTTTGCAATGTGATAAACGACATGACAATATCGAATTAAACACATACGATTATGAAGACAACAAACAATGTTTACATCAAAGAGATTAAGGCTCAAATCAGAGTTATCAATGAAGCTCTAAAAAGAATACAAGAAGCTGAAAAGGTTCAGGATTCAGCAGTAAATAATAGAGAATACAACAAGGCAAAGGATGAAGCTATTGACGCAAGCTCAGACGTAATGATAGCTTTAGAAGAGGCTGTAAGACTTGCATCAGCTATGGGGTGTGAAACTGGTCTGTATGAGATATACAAATATCACAAAATTGTAGAACTTGATTTCAGAGATTCTCACAAGTAAATAACAGCAGGGCGAAAGCCCTGCAAATACACACGATTATCAATTCTAAAATGCACGATTATGAAGACATTAAAAGAACAAGTAGAAGAGATTAAGAGCATGAAAGGTTCTAAGGCTGCAAAGAAAGCTGCTTTCGTGAAATTAGGTTTGAGAAAGTATGAAGTTGAACTTCTTATGGCTGAACTGCCTAAACCTGTCAGAGAGACACACAAGTTTACTTTTGGGGTCGAGATTGAATGCTTGGTAGCTGCAAACATGATGAGAGAATGTGCAACAAGAAACGAAATGCCTTTTCAATATGAGGGTTATAATCACGTTGACAACAACCACTATTACAAGTTTGTATCTGACTCTTCTATCAGAGGTGAAAATCCTATCGAATGTGTTTCACCGGTTCTTACCGGTAAGGCGGGTATGAAAAGTCTAGAAACCTGCTGCAAAGCTTTAAATGAAGCAAATGCACAGGTAAATATATCTACAGGTTTGCATGTGCATATCGGGGCTGCAAATCTTTCTGATGAAGCCTACATTAATGTATTCGAAAACTATCAGAAGTTAGAGAGAGTGATTGATACCTTCATGGCACGATCAAGACGAGCCAACAACAGCCAGTGGTGTAGAACCCTTCAAGGCAAGAACTTTGATGTATGTATGACAAAGCATGATGTTTTTAGCGTCATGAATGGTAATAGATACTATAAAGTGAATGCTTGTTCTTACGCTCGACATCAGACAATAGAATTTAGGCAACATCAAGGTTCTACTGATTTCGAAAAGATTTCTAACTGGGTGAACTTCTGCGCTAAACTGGTAGCATGGTCTAAAAAGAACGTACTGAGTTCAGAGGTTAATTCAATTGACGAGATACCTTTCTTGACAACGAGAGAAAAGTCATTCTTTAAATCACGTGCTGAGGTTCTTGCATGAGCCTCGCACGATTAAAATCAAAGAATATGTGCTGTATTATTTATAAGCCAAAAGGTGTTCAGATGCCAACTCTGGATACCTTAAATAAAGTTCAGAGAATCAATCATCATGGTTATGGCTTCGTTTCTTCAAAGCATAGATATAAGACGATGGACTATCAGAAGTTTTTAACTCATCTTTCAAAGGTTGAAATTGAAGAAGAATGCATCATTCACATGAGGTGGGCAACACATGGTTCTAAGTGTAGAAGGAACTGCCACCCGTTTGTCGAGAATGGCGTTTATTTTGCCCATAATGGAGTTTTGCCTATTCAGTCGGTAAATGATATGACAGACAGCGAAATATTCTTCAGAAGTCAAGTTTATCCCCTTGTAATGAAATACGGATATGAATCGAAAGTGACAGAATCCATGATGATGGCTGCTGCTGGCAGTTCTAGGTTTGCAATGATGTACAAAGGAAAAGTAATGCTGTATGGCGATTATACGAAATTGAATGGTGTGTATTATTCTAATTTGAGATGGTTATGAAAGAGAAAGAAATCCTGCAAGAAATAATCGGGTGGCTGGGTAATGATACAAGCTACTTGTCTACTAGGACAGACTATGCCAGAGGGTATAAATCCGGTATAGAATGTGCAAAAGAAATTGTTGAAAGCATCATCAATAAACACGACCCTGATTTATTACCAAACAATTAGCAAATTGTTTCGTATGCGTTGAATTGTTATTCAAAATTGTCTTCATAATGGGGTATCTTTGTATAGATACCATCGCGGGTTAGAGCAGTGGTCAGCTCGTCACTTTGACTTGGTGAAGGCCGGTGGTTCGAATCCATCACCCGCAACTAACATTTAAACTTTACACGATTATGGAAATACTTACGCTTATCATCAAACAGAAGTTTTTTGACGAAATATTGTCAGGCAAGAAAACACAAGAATTCAGAGAAATTAGACCAACGACACAGAAGAAATACTGTCAGCTTGATGCAGACGGGTATTGTGTCGAGAAAGACGGTGTTTTGCAGCCAAAGCACTACGATGCAATACAGTTTTTTGTAGGCTACAATAAGGACAGGGCCAGTGCATTGGTAGAAGTCAAAGACGCCCAAATAGAGCTGTTTGAAGATGAGAATCACAATCTGATTGAATATACCTATCAGGGTGAGATATATTTGGCAGCACAGGTAGTTTATAATCTGGGTAAAGTGATAGAAAAGCATGTTTAACCCTTTAAATTTTTTGTTGAGTCAGAACAAACAGAAGTACATTTTCAACTGGTGGCTACCGTGGTGGCCGTAGAGGTTTGACCACAGAGAATGGTGGTCTCTCTCAGGGTGGCAGATTCATCACCCGAAGACAGCAGTATTATAACGTCCGTACAGGACTTGGAATGAGTGGCGGATAATGACACTGCAAGAAAGGACATACAGCCATATTGACCTCGTCAGACAGAAGACTGACGGGGTTTTGCTGTTTCTGTCCTTGGGTAAGGATTCTTTGGTCTTACTGGACATGATCTACCCAAAGTTTGATAGAGTCGTCTGTGTGTTCATGTACTTTGTCAAAGGTTTAGAGCATATTGAAAGATGGATCGGCTGGGTAAAAGCCAAATATCCGAAGATAGAGTTTGTTCAGGTACCCCACTGGAACCTTACCTACATTCTTCGCGGTGGCCTGTATTGTGTGCCAAACCACAAAGTGAAGCTTTTGAAGTTGGCCGATGTGGTGAAAGCCATGCAGCTCAGATACGGACTTTACTACACTTTCCTGGGCATGAAGAAGGCCGACGGCATGAACCGCCGCCTGATGCTGAAAGGCTATGAAGCCAATGGGTATGAGAACAACGGAATGTGCTATCCTCTGGCAGATTGGACGCAGAAGGACATTCTGTCCTACATGAAGCAGAACAGCCTTCCGGAGCCGGTACGTTACTCATTAAAGGCTTCAAATGGGGTCGGATTTTCATTAGATTGCTTTTTGTGGCTAAGAGAAAACTATCCTCAAGACTTGGAAAGAATATATCAGGTATTCCCTATGAGCCGTAGGATTTTATTTGAATATGATAATAAGCAAAATAACAATGGATGAAGTTTGGAAAGATGTAGTCGGATATGAAGGTCTTTATCTTGTGTCAAATCTTGGAAGAGTAAAGAATATCAAGTATAGACACGGCAGCAAAATTGCAAGAAAAGAGGGGAAAATTGTTGTACGCGACAAAATTCTTAAACCATTTCCAACAAGAAAAGGATATATGTACATTGAGTTGAAAAAACTCAATGGAGAAGGTAAAACGTGTAAAGTGCATAGGCTTGTTATGGATGCGTTTACTGAACCTCATCCTGATATGCAGGTAAATCATATCAATGGTATAAAGTCTGATAATAGGCTTGAAAATCTTGAATGGGTTACTCAATCAGAGAATATCAGGCACGCAATTAGAACAGGTTTATATATTCCACGTAACAACGTGTGTGAACGCCCCAAAAAGGAGGTGCAGTTGTTAAAAGATGGTGTCGTTATTGGAACATATCCAAGCATAAGAGAAATGTGCCGCGTTAATAATTTGAACAACGGAAATGTTACAAGTTGTTTGAATGGGAAACGAGGTTATAAGAGTGTAAATGGATATACATTTAAGCTAACAGGAAGAATATTATAATTATAACAAACAAAATTAATAGGAGGAATGCAGAGTCAGAAGAAGAATTTCGGATAGAACTATGAGTTATTTAGGAAATCCCTATACAGCTCAAAATCTAATGTCTGGTTATGGATATAACCGAGCGCAAGTTGCTATTCTCAACCGTTCTCAAGCTCTCAGAAGTAGAGCAACAACAGAAAGCCAATTTAGAAGAATTGGAAGAGCAGCTGAAAATATGCACCGAGCAGCAAGTGGAGGGCTTGGTTTAAGTAACGGATGATATGGAACTGAGTAAATACATAAAGAGTGAATCGGTGGAACTTAACCGTTCCGCCATTCACTTTGCAGATTATAACCCTAGGAAACTGTCTGAGGAATCCCGAAAGACATTGAAGCGAGGCATCAAGAAGTTCGGCTTAGTTGGTGGAATCGTAGTCAACAAGCGGACTGGACTGACTGTGGTAAGCGGTCATCAGCGTCTGACAGTCATGGATGAGCTGCAGAAGTTCCCTGAAAATGACTACAGAATCCGCGTTGATGTAATTGACGTGGATGAGAAGCAGGAAAAGGAGTTAAACATTCTAATGAACAATCCTAACGCACAAGGCTCTTGGGATTACGACGCTTTGGCTCGTCTCGTTCCTGATATTGATTACCAGGATGCCGGCCTGACAGCTGCCGACCTTAACATGATTGGCTGTGATTTCCTTCTCCAGACAGAGGAAGAAAACTCCATCGCAAATGCTTTGGAAGATATGATGGCACCAGTTACCGAACAGAAAGAAGCCGAGAAAGCCGCCAAGCAGATGGAAAAAGCCGAAAAGGTGGCCCACATGAAAGAAGTCAAGCAGCAGGTTAAGGATGCAGCCCAGAAACAGGCACAGGATATGGACGCTTATCTGATGCTTTCCTTTGATACTTTTGAAGCCAAAGCTGCCTTTTGTGAAAGATTTGGTTATGATCCATATTCCAAGTTTATCAAAGGTGAGGTGTTCGATGAACAAGTAGAAAGAATTGAATAATCATGGCTGTTAAGTTTAAGCATAAAGAAACTGGCCTATTCTTTTGTAAGGCCAAAGGATTATCCAACGACAAGAGGTTTGGCAAAGAAGGAAGCCGAGAACGATTTTTAAATAGGCACCTATCCAAACGAGGTCGCGTGTATGAAGTAGCAACAGAAAAACAAAAAACAGAATGGATCGGCAAAGAGTATGCTGATGAATTTGAAATAGTAACGATTTGATATGAGCAATAGTGAATCTCAACGCAAGAAGCATCCTGGAGGAAGAAAACCTAAATTCGATTACAAGAGTGAGGAATTCCTCTCTCAGGTGGAAACGTATGCCAAAAAGGGATTCACTGACAGAGAAATTGCTTTTGCGTTAGGCCTGGCTCCTCAGACGTTCTGTGAAAAGAAGAATGAGCACTCTGAATTATGTGAAGTATTAGCGCGCGGGCGTGCGACAATCACCGCCGCTGTGCGTGCGAAGTTCCTTGCGGTGGCTTTGGGCGGTATCAAGACAAAGAGTACCGTAGTAAGGAAGCTGAAAGACCAAGACGGCAATCTGACCGGAGAAGAAGAACTTCAGGTGAGCGAAAGCGAGCTGGCTCCGAACCTTCAGGCAATGTCTGTCTGGCTGTATCACCATGATGAAGAATGGAGGAAGGTTGAGCGCCGGCAGGACGAAGATGCAGATATTCCAAAGGATATTGACCACGGAATTTCTATTGACTCATGGATTAAAGACAAGCTGAAATGATTGTACCCCAGGCGATATATCATCCGTTATACACCGATAAGGAAAAGTTTATCATTCTCATCACCGGTGGCCGTGGATCGGGGAAGTCTTTCAATGCTTCCACTTTCATCGAGCGGCTTACATTTGAAATGACACCCGTAGAGAAGATTGTCCACCAGATTCTTTATACCCGTTACACGATGGTATC